CGTCGCCCCATGGCATGAGCTGGAAGGCGGCCATCCACCCGTAGAGCTGGTCGACGCTCATCCGCTCAGCCAGGCCGCCCGGATCCTCCACATTCCATTCGCCCAACTGCAGGGCCAAGCGGTAGAGGAAGAGCATCACCGGGCGGCGTTCTAGTTTTTTACGGCGTCCTCCAGGGTGTCGCTGCCGATGCCGTTGAGCTTGAAGCCGGCATCGACGATTGCCTGCACTGCGTCAGTGTCCAAGTCGCCGAGCCAGTCGGCGTCCGACTCCTCGAACATCCTCGTGCCGTCTTCGTTGACGCAGACAAGCGTCAGAAAACGTGCCCGGATGTTCTTCATGTTCACGCTGCCGGCCTTGCCGCCGGTCACCATGAACTCAAAGTCGTCACGATCCCGGGCCGACATTTTGGCCACGTAGATCGTGCCGCCCAGCTCAGGGACTTCGACGGGCACACGTGGCCGCACGCCACGCTTGGCCTTGATCTCGTCACGGGTCAGAGCCACAGTCCGCGCCTCCTGTTGCTACTAAGAAACGGCCGCCGTGCCAATCTCGCCTGAGAGCTTGATGGTGACGGTACCGGTCATCATCTCGTCCCGGGTCGCCCCAGCCTCGAAGGACTGCAGCTGGCCGTACGCACTCCAGGCCCGCAGCGACGTTCCGCCGTTGGCAAACACGAGCGTCACGACCTGGTTGGTGGCGGCCGACTTCATCGCCGACACGAAGTCCAGCGCCGGGTCGAACTGAATCTCAGCCGAAACCTCGCCAGGGTCGTACGTCTCGCCTGCGATGAACTCACGGGCAGCGCTCAGCAGGTGCGACACGTCGGCCGGTTCGTCTCGCTGAATCCCTGACCAGTTGATGGTCGTTACACGGTAGTGCGTGCCGGGATTGGACCCGAGAATGGATCCGAACTTGATGTACGAGCCTTGTCCAACGTCGTGGGCCATAGCTGAGCCTCCTTGCTCAGGTTTCCGTGTGGGTCACTTCAACTGTGAGGTCGGTCCTGTAGATCGGCAGCTGCTCGCCGCTTGGGGGAGGCTCCTGCTGCTCGTCTTCGTTTGTGACGACAGCGAGCCGGATGGGCGGCGTGCCCCTGTATTCTAGAGCGGCCTTGACGGCACGCGCGAGGTTTCGCACCTCGAGCAGGTTGTCGGAGATGCACGAAAACGTGTACGTGCTGCGGCACATGCCGCCGCTGCCGAGCATGTCGTCGAACGGCTGCCGGGTCTGCGAGTCACGGGCAAACACAATGCACGGAAACGCCGTGCCCTGCGGTGCCTGCACCTGGAAGATGCGGCTGCCGGCCTGCATGGCAATGTCGGCTTCGGCCGTCAGCACCTGACGCAGGGCCTCGTCGATGTACGTCACGGCAGGCATCAGCGGCGGCCCCCGTGAATGCGGCGAATGTCACGCCGCTCCTGCTCGGCAATCGCCTTGCCGACGTTGTTCTCGAGCTTGCCGACCAACTTCCGCTTGAGCTTGTCCAGGTTGGCATTGGCCCACTCCTCAAACTTGCCTGGGCCGACGAAGCCACGCACGCTGCGGAAGAAAATGGCACCCCCTCCATCGCCGCCCACAAGGGCCACGCTGCCCTTGAGGTACGAGTATTTCTTAGCCCGATCCATGGGCACCTTTAGCGCGACCTTGTTGGGGTAGCGGTCACGCACGCCGTTCTCAATCCACCAGGCGTGAAAGCCCTTCTCGGAGTTGTTGCCGCCAGGGCGTGCCCGGTAGCCCACCAGGCCCACAGCCGTGGTGGTCTTTTTCTTTTCGAGCTTCATGCCAACGCTGCGGCGCAGGTTGCCGGTTGGCCCCTTGGGTGTCAGGGCCTTCACCTCGGGCACGGCCTCCTTGACCACCTCACGAACGCTGCTGCCGAGGTACTTCTTTTGCACGCTCTTATCGAGCCGGCTCATGCGAACCAGCACTTCTTCCACGCCTTGGACGCTTGCGACAATTCGGTCCATCAGTCGACCACCTCCGTGACCAGCAGCTCGTGCTCCTCGCGGCGGCCACGCTCGACGACCGAGTCAATCTCGAACGTGCGGCCCTCGCTCACTAGACGCATTTTCGGCTTGAGCCCAGGCGTGTATCGCATCCGCACCCGGTGCGTGACGGTGCCCTCGTTCTGCATGCTGGCGACACGCTCGGCCCCAGACAGCGGCAACAAGGCGATCCACCTCGTGGCGAACGCAGAGTAGGTGAACGTGGGCTCGCCGATGCTGTTGACGCCCTCGGTGGGCGTCTGGATCTCGGCCTTCTGGTCCATGATGCCTGCGTGCAGCATGGCTTACGTCCCGTACAGCACGATGGTGTAGGAGGCCGTGCCGGAAAAACTTTGTACAGCCAGGCTCCCGCTTGGCGAAAATACCGACGGCGGCATATTGCCGACAGCCCCGTTACCACCTTGCGATGCCATCGCAAGGTTTTCGTATTTACCTGTTCCAGTCATCAGCACTGCCTGCGGGCTACTGAGTGCCAGGCGGGTAAAACTCGAAAAAACAGCTGCTGAACCAATTGCGTCTTTAAAGTCAACAGCTTCACCCAGGGTTGCTACTGTCACCGCCGCCGTGCCGCACGTCCCCGCTAGAATCGCAACCTTGCCCGTCGTGTAGCTCGTCGTGTCCGCTAGCGAAATCTTCTTTAGCGACTGCACGCCGTCGCTCGTGGCAGAGTCGGCAAAGCTCACGTCAATGGCAATGCGGCCTTCGATGCTCATGTGTACTGCTTCCACTTCAAGGGCTCGAGCAGGGCCGCCACGCCCAGCGGCACGTTCTGCCCGACGTTGCCGACGGCCTCACGGTTGGCGTACCAGTGACCGACGAGCATCTTGATGGCATGCACGGCTGGCTTGGGCACGCTGTCGGCCCCGCCGTAACCGGCGAGGTACGTGATCTGGACGCTCTTGTCGTCGATCCGCACGCTCGGCCATACGTCCAAGTACGTCGGGTAGATCAAGGCAGGGACGTGGTCCCGGTCCAGTCGGAAGTCTTGCGTTCCAGACTGGGACCACGTGAGTGTCTGCGTGGCACCGCCTGTGTCCACGTACGAGATGGTCACCGTGGCGCTCGCGGCAGTCGCGTTCAATCGCACTGGCGGGCGCGGTAGCTCAATGCGAGTCCCGAAAAAGTCATCGAACGCCACGGTGTACGTTTTGTCGGCGAACGTCCGGTCGCAGTAGTCCTCGCACCAGGTCGTCGCCGAGTCGATCAGCAGCCCGATGTAGTCATCGTCATCGGTGGTGTCGACGACCCGCAGATGCTCCTTGGCATCGGCCACGCTCACGGGACGGTCACCGATCGTGCTGGCGGTGCTGACCACCAGCGAGCGGTACTGGCTCGCAATTGTGCCCCGGTAGAACAGGCTCACGTGGCCTTCCTCCTGCGTCGCTTCGGTGCCACAGGAGGAGCGACGGCCACCTCGAGCTCAGCCGGCTCGGGCTGCACGGCGAACCGCAGCTGCGGCTCATCCACCAGGTCGGCCTTGCCGAACAGCACGAGCGACCGGGCCTGGCCCTTCGGCACGCTGATGACCTGCCCGGCCTTGTACGCCATCATGGGCCGGCGGATGCGAACCTGGACTGTTTCGATGGTGGCTGTCATTTCCACACCCTTTCCGGTGGCCGGCCGCCTGCGTCCCAAAACTCGCCAGGATGCTGCAGCAGGCCCTTCATGTTCCCGTCAGGCCACTTGAACCACACCTCGGCATGCCCGATGCACACCCTCGTGCACACGCCACACTTCACGCCGGCCTTTTGGGCCACCTGCCAGAAGTGAATGTCGTCATCAATCCGCTCTGGCCCCCAGCGGCCCTCTTTGTCGGGCTTGCCAAGAAACCACGGGTGCGGCATCCGCTTCAAGGCGTCTGCCCTAATCATCGTGAATCCGAAGTGGGCCGTGTTGGCTTTCACGATGTTGTGGTAGACGAAGTGGTCACGTGGAGCTTCTGACATCCGCTCGCCGTCATCACTCGCCATCGTGAAGAGCGGCTCGTCACTGCGCCGCTTCATCTGCACAGCGGCCACGACATCGAAGTCGCTGGCCACGGCATACGTCAGCATCCTCGGCACGGCGTCCGGCTCGAAGATCGTGTCGTAGTCGAGCGTCAGGATCCACAGCGGTGGGGCCTTCGGATCCGTGTTGAGCTCGACCATTTCGGAAAGGACACGTTCCAAACATTGACCCCAGAAGGCCCCCTCAAGCCGTACCGGCGAGATGCCGTAGGGGATGAGGCCACGAGGCCAGCAGAACATGTGGTCCTGCCAGCCCAGCCGAGGGACCGACATGGCACACGCCACGCGAACCGGCCCGGAGCCAGTGTCCAACACGGCAGGCTGCAAGCCTGCCACGGGTGACGCCGCGCCCACGGCATCCTCCTTGGTTGAGGTTGTCGTCAGTCAGCCAGGATCACTTCACGACGCGGGTGGTGACGTTGGCGTCAGCCGCCGAGTCGACGCCGGCCTCGCCCTTGCCGAGCCGGGCCGCCACGACGATCGTGTTGTTCGTCGCGTTGGCGGAAGCATCGGCAGACGGCGTGACCGCCACCTGGAGGTACCGCTTCAGGCCCTTGGTGCTCAGGTCGAACCGGGTCACGTTGACGTTGGCCGTGTTGGCAACGCCGCCGACCGTGTAGTCAGTGCCCTGCACCAGGTCGGTGATCGCAGCGTACGAGCCGTCCGTGTCGGAGTGCTTGACGCTGACCACGCTCGGGGCAGCCGTGTTGGCCAGCGAGCGGTAGCCCACGTCGATGCTCACGGAATCAAAGCCGAGGCAGTCGATGGCCACCGTGTGGGTGCCGGCCGAGGCCGCATTGGCCAGGCTCACAACGCTCTTGGTGTTCTGGACGGGGTCCATGTCAGGGTCACTCCTTGGAAGTCAGAGGGTCAGAGCTTGAGAGCCACCACCGGGCCGGCCGTCGAGGCATCGCCCACGTCCGAAGTCACAACATCGAACCGCACGAGGCCCTGCAGGTAGGTCTGGTCGAACTCGATGTAGCGATCCGTCGAGGCCCGGATGGCAATCTGCTGCCGCA